GTGAAATGAGTGGTGAACCACAAAGCCCTCCAAATGTATTGGAGGACAAATTCTTATACATACCGCCTTCAAAGGACTTGACGGTAGTAACGACACAAGGTTGGGTTTTGCCAACCATTGTGAAAATTTCCCCTGTTTTCCGTCTGTGTACCATTTCAAAAGGCACACTAGGAAATCTACTCTCCGCGAAATACTTGGTTAAATCCTTGAAAGATCCACCATTAGGAGAGTAACAAATACGAATATCAGTTTTTGGGATAAGATATGAACACTTCTTGCTAAGTCTGCATGCGAACGTGCCTCCAGTAGCTCGAGAATGCTTCTTCCTAAAATCCACATTAATTTCATCCGCATTTGCTTGTACGAAATAGTGATCGGGAATCACCACCACGTTGGACTTGAGAAAAAGTCCATTGACCATCATTGTTTTGTCTTCAAGATAAACGCTGCCGTAAACCAAATTCTTCTCTACGACATTACGGACCATCTCGCTTGACATCCTGCGTGATTCCTCACCAATCGGTAAATCACGCTTAACAACATCCACCCAAGGACTATCTTCGGCATCTCTGCGTTGAACGTCATCCTCAGATGTTGGTCTCAAAGAACCCTGTGGATTCAGTTTTGCCCACTTAGAGTACAAACGTGCAATGGCATACAAGGAGCCCAAAACTCCTGCCACTTTGCAAACAGTAGAAACTGATGCACGTCGCATTGACTCAACAATGGGTGAAATGGTGTTTCTATCCACCAAATTGCGCACACAGTCGTCACGCAAAACTCTATGTAACATTAATTGCCTGCTCAAACAAAATACACAAAGGAGCAGAACATACGGACTATGAAAATACAAATACAATACACAACACATGAATACACACAAGGACCACATCCGAACAGATCGGATATGATAATCATGCATTAAATTTCCAACATTACACAAAAGAAACATATTTTGGAAAATCACACTATATACAATGCAACTGGGTACAAATTGCACCCAATCGCTGGCAGCATAAAGCCGCCGTGACCATTCAAGTTGTCTCAAAACAGCTGTCGTATTCAAATTAAAACCAAATTGGCAATCCATCTTATGTTTACAACAGTGTCCACGCAATTGGCAGCACCCTTCAACACCACACAATTCATATGTGTGTTCTCGTGTATCCTGTGCTAATTCCAAATTACGCTGATTATCTCGATGTTTATGAAACTTGTCGATGCAATAATTCATCAGTTCCTTCATCGAGATATTTTCCATCTTCTTACCCTCAACCTCAACAATGACATAGGAAGCTCCAGTAGTAAGACTGGCAGGCTTCTGTGGTCGCATCAAAGTGAAATTCCAAATATCGTCGAAAACAGGTGGTTGGTATACACCATCAACTGTATAATATTCAATGACCTTATCGGTGTCAATACCGACTGGCTTTCCATCCAACATACGAGCAAATTGTGGCTTAACTTTAACATCAACAACCACATGCATACGACGTTGAATTGAGTATGGGCAATTGGAATAAGTTCTGGCATCCAAATCCAAAACATTTGTTGTGAGCGTGAACAATTCAGGTTCAATCCACACTCTACCCTTGTTGACAAGATCAGCCATCGGTGCAACACAGGGAACATTGTTACACACTTTAATAATGACATCACATGGTGAAGTTTCAATAAATTCAGACTTCACATTTGCATGATCGTCCACTTTGAATTCAAGCATATCGGAGCGAGCTCCATCCCAATGCTTCTTGGACGAATCAAACATAAATTTACGACCTTTTTCAGTCGAGAGTCCTGCACTGGCCAAAAGTGCATTACTTAATTGTTCACAACAGGTGGATTTTCCTTGACTACTATCACCAAAGAACTCTATTGTGAAGGGGGCACGACGAAATCCGCTATTCAACTTCATAAGCGAAAAGTCATTGATGATTTCCAGCAATTTCATGTACTTTCTCTCAA